GATTGAGAAAAAGGTTATTGAGGAAAGAAAAAAGCAAGAAGGTGGATTTTGGATAGGAAGAGATGGAATGTATTCTTCAAAACCTATTGAAGAAGTAACCGAAGAAGTTTGTGTCACTAAGTATTTTTGTAGGAGGTGCGGAAAAAATAAAGCAAAAAAGGCTTAATGTTTTCAATGTAATTTACTATGAAAGGAAAAAAAGGATTTCAAAAAGGAAATAAGGAAGCAAAAAAGAAAGGTAAGAATAAAAAAACAATAGAGAAAGAAAGAGCTCAAGAGCTTTTTGATAGAGAGATTTTAAAGAAGTGGCCAGAATTACTTGGAGTTTTAAACGAGTTAGCTCTTGAAAAGAAAGATATGAAAGCTATTGTGGAAATTCTAAATAGGATATTAGGTAAGCCCAAAGAAAATTTAGATATAACTTCAGGAGGAAAACCAATTCCTTTATTAAACAATGTTTACAATAACAACAGCGATAAAAAAGATAGCGATACTCCAAAAAAGGATTAGAGTATCTATCGGTGGAACTGCTGCAGGCAAGACCATAGGAATTTTAGCTGTTTTAATAGATAAAGCTCAAAGAGATGAAAAGTCTATTTTAACAAGTATAGTTTCAGAGAGTTTTCCGCATTTAAAGAGAGGAGCGATGAGAGATTTTCTGAACATAATGAAAGAGCAAAAATACTATAAAGATGCTTTTTGGAATAGGACAGATTATATCTATACATTTGAAACAGGAAGCAGGATAGAGTTCTTTTCAGCAGACCAGCCGGACAAAGTTCGTGGGCCAAGACGGCAACGATTATTTATTAACGAGGCAAACAATATCCCTTTTGAAACATTTGAGCAGTTAGAAGTAAGAACTTCTAATATGGTTTACTTAGATTGGAATCCTGTTTCAGAGTTCTGGTATTATACTGATTTAAAGGTAGCAAGAGAAAATGAAATAGACGAAATAACCTTAACCTATAAAGACAATGAAGCTCTTTCTCCAAATGTCGTTAAATCAATAGAAGCGAGAAGGAATAGAGTAAATTGGTGGAGAGTGTTTGGATTAGGAATGTTAGGAGAAGCAGAAGGCAGAGTTTACAGAGGTTGGCAGATAATAGATGAAATACCTCACGAAGCAAGATTAGAGTGCTATGCAATGGATTGGGGGTATAGTTTAGACCCAACAGCTATTATAGGGATTTATTATTACAATGGCGGATATATTTTAGACGAGATAACTTATCAAAAAGGATTAAGCAACAAAGAGATAGCAGATATTCTTAAAAACCAACAAGCGAGAATAGTGATAGCTGATAGCGCCGAGCCAAAAAGCATTGATGAGGTTAAAAGCTATGGAATTAACATCTTGCCGAGTGTAAAGGGAAAGGATAGTGTTCGTTATGGAGTTCTATTAGTTCAGGATAAGAGAATTAGTATAACCAAGCGAAGTGTAAACTTGATAAAGGAATACAGGAACTATCTGTGGCAAAGGGATAAAAAGACTGGTAAAATAATAAACCAACCAGAGAAAGGATTAGACCACGCATTAGACGCTATTAGATATGGAATAGTTTACCTCAATCCTAAAACTCCGGAAGAAGACATAAGAGAAGAAGCAAGAATCAGAACTCAAAGGTCATTATTATCAAAAGACAAAGACTATGGACTCTAAACGAGACAACCAAATAAGCCGAGACTTAGAAGAAATCTTTGAAAAGCTCAATGACCCTGTTGAGCAAGAAAGAAGACGAATTAAAAAGAATCGTGAGAAAAGGTCAGAGGAAGTTTTAAAAGATTTAGGATTATGAAAACACAAACCGAACCTAAAATACCTTTAATAAGTTTAAGGAAAGAGGATTTAAAACTATTCTCTTTTATAACTCATCCCACAAAGATAGTTGTTCCAATGGAAAGTATTCATTTATCATTGGCTTTCAATTTAGAAGACGCTTTAAAGAAAATAAAACTACCTCCTAATCTTTCTGCCACTTTCAAAGGAAGTTTAACGGTTCAAGAATTGTTAACAAAAATTCAAGTAGATAGTAAAGTGTCGTTAGGAGAAACAAAACCAGTTGAGCCAAAGAAGATGAATAAGAAGCAGTTTGTTTATTCTTTGATGTTGGCAAGTGATAAGTTCGTAAAAGACGAAAAGGACAAAAAGGTCGTTAAAAAAATAATAGAGAAAATATAAACTTATGAAAATCAAAGAACCTATCTTTAAAATTACCACAGATAAAAAAGTTAAAAGAAGTTGGGATTTTGTCAGAGATACACTGAAAAAAGGAGGATTTAACATAGATTTACGCAAAGCAAGTAAAGTAAACATTCCTTTACAACTAACAGCAATATGTTGTGATACTATTTTAAATATCAGAAAGAAAAAAGATTTTCCATTAAGAGATAAATGGTGTAAGTGTGGAAAAACAAAGTTAGTTGAATGGATTATTAAAAAATAAAATGCTCCAAGTAAAAATAATCCAACCAAAACAGACAGCAGTTTATTTAAATAATAAAGATATTGAGCTGTTTAAAAAGTTCAGGCAGTATCAAAATGATTTAGAGTTTTTATTAGAAGGAAAGTTTTTTGACTTTAAAAATGGCAGTGCTATAATAAATAGAGATAGCGATGGAGTGTTAAAAAATATAGAAATTAAGACAATAACTTTTATTAGAAAGAAGGGAGGCTTGACTTGAAGGCGATTTTATGATATACTACTAAAATGTATGAAAGGAAAAATAATGGCAATGGAAGAGAAAATAAAAGAACTATTTATAATAAAGAAAATGGTTCAAGAAAACACGTGCCAGAATATAATAAAGAATATTATTTTAAGAATAAAGAAAAACTTTCAGAAAAGAGTAGAGATTATTATCAAACAAAAATTCCAAAAGAGATTAGAGAAAAGATATTAGAAAGGGATAATCAAGAATGTCAAGTTTGTGGACAAAAAGAATTTATAGGGATTCATCATCATAATAGAGATAGAGAAGATAATGACTATTGGAATCTTTTGACACTATGCCCAGCGTGTCATAGAATGGCACATAACGGATTTTTATAAATAACAATTAAATAATAAGCCCTTATTCACGGCGGAATTTAATTCCTTACCACTGAACGGGCTGAAACCAAATGCTGATTTTTATATTGGCAAGTGGTTTCAGCTCGTTTTTTTTATGGAAATTTTTTCAATAATTGAAACAGAAATACAAAACTATTTACAAGGGTCTGTTCCTATTTCAAAAGGATACTCTTTTTCCCAAGCAAAATTAGTTAATCGTATTGTCCTTTATAAGAATTGTATTTATCAAACAGGCAAAATAGATTCACAGGGAAAATATAAATACTGGTTTGATATTATTTCTCCCAGAATAGACAGCGAAGTTAAAAACATTGATTTTGATACAAAGGACATTATTCTCTATTCAGATAAACGGAATGACGCTACTGCCGTTTTTTTAACTTCCGCAAGAATGAAAGAGTGGATGAGAGAAACAGGTCAAGCAGTTAAATTAAATGAATCCGTAGAGGATAGCACTGGTTGGGGAAATGTAGTCTGGAAAAAAATAAAAGATGGATATGAGAAAGTGGATTTAAAGAACTTCTATGTTATAAACCAAACCGCAGAAACTTTAGAAGAAACTCCCGCAATAGAGAGACATATTCTTACTCAATCCGATTTGAGAGCTAAAAATGATGTATGGGAGAATGTAGAAGAAGTTATTAAAAATTGCGGAGATAAAAGTTTTACTACTACCGAAGATACTTCAAGCGAAGCAAAACAAACTCCCTATTATACGATTTATGAAAGAAATGGAGAAGTATCGGAAAAAACATTGAAAGAAGCTAAAGGCAAAGAAGGAGGAAGTGAAGACAAGTATGTTTTAGCTAAAATAATAACTGCAGGGGTTAAAAAGGAAAAAGGCGAGAAGTATGTCCTATTTGCCGAAGAAATCAAAGAGATGCCATATAAAGAGTATCATAGGGGTAGATATAGCGGTAGATGGTTCAGAACGGGGCTCTACGAGGTTTTATTTGACATACAGACCCGAGCTAACGAAATAGGCAATCAAATCAGCAGAGGGCTTGAATGGGCTTCTAAGACCATATTCAGAAGTAAGGACAGATTGATAGTTCAAAACATTCTAACAGATATGATGAGTGGCGATATTATCAAAGCAGACGAATTATCTCAAGTAGAAGTTCGTATGCAGGGAATAGACCAGTTGATAGCCGATTGGAACAGGTTAATGGATATGGCTAATAGGTTATGTAATTCCTTTGAAGTAGTTACAGGCGAGAGCTTGCCTTCCGGCACTCCATTTAGATTAGGTGCTTTAATGAATGTAAATGCTAATAAGTTATTTGACTTTATTCGTGAGAAACTATCTTTAGCTGTTCAAAGTATTTTTCAGGATTGGATTTTACCAGATTTAATAAAAGATTTAAAAGCAAAAGACATTCTGCGGTTAACAGGCAATTCTGATTATTTAAAGAGATATTATGAAATGGTGGTTAATAGCTGGTATTTGAGAAACTTAATTGCTTTAGGTCCGCATAGTTCAGAACAGGCAGAAATGATGAAAGATTTAAAACTTAAAGAAATTCAGGCCAGGCCAGAAGCGTTGGTTAAACTCTCAAAAAAGATGTTTGAAGGATTTAAACCAAGATGTCAGGTAATAATTAGCGCTGAAAGCGTAAATTTAATAGCAGAATTAGAAACCTTATACTCGTTCATTCAATTAGAACAAGACCCTGTAAGACGACAGGCTCTTATTGAGAAAGCAATGTTAATGAAAGGAATTGATATATCTATGCTTCCTAAAACAGAAGCAACGCCTATGCCAGAACCAGCAACAAAAGGGATACCACCCAAAAAGTCCGATAATTTACTACAAGGTGCTTTAGCACCAACAACATAATATGACAGTTAAAAAAACAAAAACAAAAACAAAAGCAAAAGCAGGAACTCCCGCAGGATACAGAGCTGGCTTAGGAGGTCAAAGAATTAGAAGCAAAGGTAGAGGCAGAGGTCTTGGGAGAGGCAAAGGAAGAGGACCAATAGGGAGACCCTTATAATATGAACAACGAACAAATCAAAAAAACATTAGATTCAGAAGCAGGGAAAGCCCTAAAGGATTTTATTATATCAGAAATTCATAAAGCAAATTCTGTTAACAATTTAAAAGATTTAGATAATGCAGAAGAAATTGCCATTGAAGTTAAAGCAAATAAGAAAGCGGTTAAAGTTTTAGTAAACATATTCGGTCAGATTCTCACTTTGTCAGGTGAACAATCTAAAAAAGACGAAAGAGATAATTATTTTAATTTATGAAAAAAACAAAAAAAGCTACCACAGCTAAAAAAGTGGTTAAAAAAGTAAATTGTGAAGAATTGGGAAAACAAAATGAGGCATTGAGAGCGGAATTAAGAGATTTAAACGCTCAATTTCAAGGAGAAATGATGGGATTAGAGGAAACAATAGAGAAATTAGAGAAAAATCAAAAACCCATAGAAAAGAAAATCCCTTCAGCAGATGTATTTAATAAAGATGGACATTATATAAGAACTTATGATATGGATTTACACGGAGATAAGTATAAAGATTTAGCAAAAATGTATGCTACTAAAATAGGTGGCACAGTAAAATAAAAGGGAGAACAATTAAAGAAATAAATTAAGAAAGGTCGTAAAATTTAATTATTATAATTAAACGAGAAGGAAAACTCGTTAAAACCAAAAAAAATTATGGAAGATATCCAAAATAAGGGACAGGACAACCCTAACGAAACTCCTGAAATTCCAGAAGAAGAAAAAAATCTGGAAAAAGAAGCTCTTAAAGAAACCGCCAACGAGGAAATCCGTTCTCAAATTATTGAGAATTTAGGATTAGATGAGGATGTTGATACAGAACTCATTGATAAACTCGTTGAAAGGGATAATATAGGGCGAAAAAAATTAAGCACCGCTATCAAGCAGAAAATCTTGAAGAGAGAAGCTCTTGAAGCGGAGATGGCTAAACACGCTCCTACGGGGCAAAAGATAGGGGATAAGCCTCAACAGTCATCGGCTCAGCTTAACAAGGAAGACATCCTGAAAGAAGTTGATGCTAAGGTTGATGAACGACTGCAAACAGAACAACTTAATTCTTTTGAATTAAGTGATGAGCTTAAAAAAGAAGTTAAGTCTTATGCAGAACTTAAAAAGATATCTGTCAAAAAGGCTCTTGATTCTCCTTATATCCAGTTTATGAAACAGGATGAGGATAATGGAAAGCGGAATGAAGCGGCAGGTATTGAATCTAAGCATAGGACTGAAGCTGGATTAGATTATAGCCAAATGAAACCTTCTGATTTTGATATGTCAACAGACGATGGACGAAAAGGATTCCAAAAATACGAGAAACATATCAAAGAGCAGTTAGGATAATCTATTAGGTTAATCTATTCGGTAGCTTCTTCAAAAATTTAATATGCCAACAACAAGTGCGAATACATTAACAGCGTTTGATGAGGAGTTTTGGACACCTACGATGCAAGATACATTTTTTAAAGAGAATGTAGCTATTGCATTAGCAGATGTGGACTTTAGAGAAATTTTGTATGAAGGTGTAACAGTTCATAAGCCTTATGGCTCTTACCCAAGAGTGCAAACATATGTCAAAGGAACTGACATTGTTGTTAAAGATATTGGAGCAACTGACGATAGCATAAGTGTTGATACTACAAAAATAGCGTCATTTTATGTGGATGACATAGATAAAATCCAGAATAAATATGGTGCTATCAAAGAGTTTTCTACATTTGCCCAAAGACAATTGAACAACGCAATTGACCAATCGGTTATATCCGAATACTCAAATGCAGGTTCAGCTTTAGACGAAGGTGATATCGGGGGAACTTCTGGAGATGGAATAGTTGAGTCAACAAGTAACATCTCAAATATCTTTACCGTTTCTCAAAGGGCTTTACTCAACAAAAAGATGAGAAGTCCTGAAAAGTTTGCTTTGATTGGTCCAAGAACATTGGAAACCATACAACTTTCTTTATCTCAAAGAGAAACAAGTTTTGGTGATAAAGTTGGAGTGAATGGAAAAGTTGGAGATAGGTTTGGTTTTGAACTTTATGTTTCAAATAACTTACCTTATTCAGCGAGTTTAGTAACTTCTGCTAATATCGTTGATACTGATACTATCACTATCAATGGAGTTGTTTTTACTGCTGACGCAAATGGTGTAGCGGATGGAGCAGGACATTTCTCAATTGGAGCGAATAACGATGCAGCAGTTGCAAACCTTATTCTTGCTATCAATGGGACAGGAACTCCTGGAGTTTCCACATATATTGCTCTTTCAGCAGAGGATAGACAATCAATAGAAGAGGCTGGAATTGTAGCAGTAGATGGTGGGTCAGCAGATTCAATAGATATTACCGGTTTCGGCGATATTGTTGTATCTGAAGAAATAACAGATGGAATAGATGTATGGGGTTCTCAAACTCAATACCTTTTAATGGGTATTAAGAAAGCGATAGCATTGATAATTCAGAAAAAGCCAAGCATTGAGTTTAGACCAGCGCAGTTAAGATTAGGTAGATATGTCCATCCTTGGACTATGTATGGAAAAGGAACTTGGGAAAGAAATAAGAACGCCTTAGTTTCCGTGCAATTGGATACCAGTTCGTGGGTCTAACATCTCCCCAATAAATGGAGTGAGATAATAAAGGTTATAATTTCAGAACTCCTATAAGGACATAGCGGTAAGCGTCTGAATTATAACTTCTCTTAAAAAAAAGGTCGTTACTAAATAAAAACAAAAAAAAGAAAATGAGTAAAATATTAAATAGAGCCCTTGTAATAGGGGGTGAAAACAGAATAGTAGGAACTCCTGCCATTACTGTTTTAGAGTATGATTTAAGTAATAATGTTTATAGGGCAAAGGGTGCTACTGTGCCGACTGATGATGACAACGGATATGCTGTTGGTTGTATTTTTATAGATACAAGTGGTGGTGCTGGAGTAACTGCTTATGTTAATGAAGGAACAGTTGCGGATTGTGACTTTAATTCATTAAACGCAAGTGGTTCTGGAGCTAATACTACTTTAAGCAACCTTGGAACTGTTGCTATTAACAAAGATTTAGACCCAGGCGCTGATGGAACTATTGATTTAGGTAATACCGGAAAAGAATATAAAGATATTTGGATTGATGGTGTTGCTTATCTTGATTCTGTAATGGGTGATGTTGCTGAACTTGGTGGTGCTACTAATTATATTAAAGTGGCTGATGCTGGAGTTTTAACAATGGAAGGAACTGCTACTATTGATGGAGTTGCTTCTGGCTTATTAGTTGATAGTTCTGCTGCTGAAGTTATTACTGGTGGCTGGGACTTTACAACTGCTGATGTAGAAATTAAAGCTGATAGCATTAAATTAGGATTTGGGACTGCGGGTGTATCCGATTCTTATGTCTTATTTGATGGAACTTCTTTAACTTTCTATGATACAGAAGTTGGTTCTGCTAAAACTCTTAATGACTTATTGACAGGAACTTCATTAAATCCTTCTGTTCAGGGGGATTTGACTATTTCTGATGGTAAGTTTAATTGGACAGACGCAGTTAACGAGATTGCTGGAACTTGGTCTTTCGCACACGCTGGAGCAGGAAGTGATATTGATATAGCTACTTCTGCTACAACTGGCGAATGTATCCACATTGTTGCTGATTCAATAACCACAGGACAAGTTATTGACATTGAAACAGATGGCATAGGTGCTGCTGGAGCTTTAGTTTACTTAGACATTACTGTTGCAGGAATGGATGCTTCTGGTAATTTCATTGAATGTTTTAATGGCGCTGCTGATGTGTTTGAAGTCGGTAAATATGGAGCTGTTACCATAGCTGGTAATGCTTCTGGAACTGACGCATTAACATTAAATACTGGTGACATTAAGGTTACTTCAGGATTAGTTGAATTAACGCTTGGTAATGTGCTTTTGACTGACGGAAAGATTGAAGTTGATGTTGATTCTGATTTAACTACTTATATCAAAAAGGGATTTGCTGGTAGCGCCGGAGTTGTTCTTGAAGTTGAAAATACTAATGCTACTGGAACTGGATATGCAATGTTGATTACTCAAGCTGCAAGTTCAGGAGCTTCTGGTGGATTAAGTATTACCAATAAAGGAACAAGCCCGATTCTTTCTTTAGCTGCTGGTGCGGCAAGGACAGGATATGGCTTACACATTCCTGCTGCTGACCAATTAGCTGAAAAGTTAATCTTGGTAAATGGTGCCTTTACAGGTGCTGTTGACGAAGGAATGGTAGAGTTAAGTTCTACCGGTGTATTAGCTGCTGGAGCTAACTTACTGCGTGTTGTATCTTCTGGTGCTAACACTGCTGAGAGTTATGCGGTAGAGATTACCACTTCTGGAGCTTATACTGATTCAACTGGAGGTGCTTCGTTGAGAATTGACCATACTGGAACTGCTGCTTCTGGAACTGTATATGCTGCTTATATCAATTCTACTGAAGATGAAGCATTACACATTGCTGCTGGTGAAGTTCTTGTAGATGAATATCTGACTGCCACATTAGGATTGGTAACAGATTATGATGATTCACAGGATTTAGCTGCTACTCCGACTAATGCTAACTTTGACGCTTGTTTTGGAGTGACTTCGTTAGGAAAAGCTGGATTTATGGGAATAGCGAAAGATAGTGGAGGAACGCCTGTTTACTTTGTGACTTCTGATGGAACTGATTGGTGGTATGCGGCCGTGACCAAAGCAGAATAAGAATAATTAACAAGGCATAGTTTTTGCCTAAAATATAAATAATAAACTTATGGAAAACAAAATAATAAAAAAAGCGTATAATTCCGCTGAAGAAGAATTAAAAGATAAAAATGTTAAACGATTCAAGGATATAATTAAAAAAACCCTTGAAAAACTGGAACAAAAACAAAAAGAACAACGAGGTGTTGTTAAAGAAATTCAAATCCTTAAAGCCGATATAAAGGATTTTAAGGAAGGTCGTTTAGATAGAATTTCTGAGAGGCAGGAAAAAAGTCCAAAAGCAAGAGAGGTTTCAATAGCTCTGATTAAAAAAGGAGAAATTGTAGAGAAGTATTGGCAACAGCCATATATTTTTACCACTCCTACTTTTACAGGAACTTGGACTAATGGACTCTGTAGCAATAATACCTCTGGAACTTATGTTTTAGTTTCAGGAACAGAAAAATACATATAACGAGGAGCAAACCTTATTAAAAACCTTAAAAAAACTTATGAAAATTACAAATCAAAAACTCGGAGAATTATTTCAGGGAATTAAAAATGTAAGCAACTTAAAAGGCGTCAAATTCGCTTATGGAATGGCGAAAAATAGAAGATTGATTGAAGAGGAATCTAAAATTTTACAGGAAGCATTAAAACCAAGCGATAAGTTTCAGGAATATGATAAAAAGAGAATTGAGATGTGCGAGAAATATGCTGATAAAGACGACAAAGGAAAAGCAAAATTAGAAGAGAATGCTTATATCTTCTCTGTAGAAAATAAGAAGAAGTTTGATA